TACTATTAGCAAACACTGAGCCTGCTGGTGGGTTAGCACCTCCAGCATTTAAAAATAAATAATTAAAGCCTGCTCCTGGGGCTGTGTTGATCCCTGCGCTATTATTAACGCCTGGAATACCACCTATAGCACCTAAGATCTGAAAATTCCCGTTAATATCACCTTGTGATCTAGATAATTGATCGGGAGCTAACGGAATATTATTTTGATAAGGCATCTTTTTCCTTTTCTTTTATGTATTCTACGTTAGCTTTTCTAGTATCATGTGCCATTGAAATAAGGCTACGCAAATTATAAAAATCTTCATCTGACATGTCACACATTTCTGTGTATAAACATTGAGTACTCTTTTCCAACAAAGGTGTTGAATCTATTGAGCAAAGTTCACAATATCCAAAATATGATAAAATCTTTAAAAACATGCTTCTCCTATTGGTAACCTGATCCATAACCCCATGTCCAACCACCACCTAAACCATTGTTTTCAGTGTAAATAGTAGCCGTTCTGGTATTTGTATATTGAACTATAGTTCTACGCAAACATAATCTTTCTTGTACTTTAAATTCAGGCATAATTAAATTAACTGAATCTAGATCCATTTTATCCTGCAGAACCTTAATTGCTGCGCCATAAGCAATGTATTGCCAGTATTCATCAAGATTTGGTACATCGCCTGCTAATATTAATTGGGTTGGTCTTACAAAAACTTCAAAGTTAACTGCATAAGTCTGATCCGGAACTGGCCTTACTGTAAATTGATTATTATGAAACATTAGAGATTGAGGTAATGCATATTGTTGTGGAACTGTTTGACTATTAATTGGAGTTCCTGCCAAAGTATTCATTGAGAAATTAATAGTAAATACACCAGTTAAATAATTTATATTGTTATTTGGATCAACTACCGTTGGAGGATTCACTAATGCTGTTCTATAAGCCAATGAGTTTGGATCATAAAGATTACCTATATTAAGTTTAAATCCTGTTCCTCCATCAACTACAGGCACGTCTACTAAAGCCATTCCTTCTGCTTCGCCTGTTCCTGGAGTTCCTATAGCAGAAAATAAAACGTTATTTTGTAATAAGCCTATATTCTGCATTGTTCCAGGTGGCACTATAGATTGTTGAGTATTTATTACACCTGTGAATGGTCCTGCTGTACCATTTCCTGTTACACCTATAGAAGAAATACTATTAATTATGGGATATATGCCAAAGAATTGTTGTCTATCTTGTGTATATAACGCAGGGAAACCAGCAATATATACTGGCTCATGTACAGTTAAATACAAGTTTTGAAAGTTATATAAGATATTGTTGGTCGCCCCTGCGAAGGACAAAATGTTAGTGTCGTAAACATCTTGACCTGGGTTAGTGTAAAAGGAGAACGGTTTCAGTAAATTAAAAGTCCTTAATTGCTCTGGAAAATCGTAAAGAATAAATGTATTTATATAATTATCTAAATCTGCTTGAGATAATTGAGCAGTACTTGGCAATCTTGTAAGTAACCTAACCTTTTTTTCTATATCCGCTAAGGTTGCTGGCATTCTATCTCCTAATCTTTTTTATATTCCTAGTTATACTAAGAGGAATGTTCGAAATCAATAGAAGGAATAAAATGAAAAGAAGAAGAATAAATAGTGGTGCTAATTCTGTATTTCGAAAAAAAAAGACAACCGCTGCCGGTTCGTATCAAATACCGATATGTGGACATTGCAAACTAAATATACTAACCAAAAAATTCACATCTAGATATAAGGGAGATTTAGCTATATGTAGATGCAATTATCCAAAAATTAGATAGGAGAAGTTTAATGGAACTTTCAAAAGCAATTCAAATGTATAATGAACTTTTAGATTATTATTTTAGTGGAACACTCTTGGATCAAGACTCCCGAGATCGACTTTCCCAGAAAATAACTTTACTTAAAGGTTATATTGATACTATGAATCTAAGCAATATAGCTGATTATGTATTAGATATTTCAACAGGAATAGAAGATATTACAGGTAATCTAACTTTAATTGAAGACAATATAAACAAAATACAGATCGAAATGGATTAATTAAGAGCTACCTGGTTAGTGAATTGTTGTATCATTATTTGCATCATAAAGAATTCTTGCAAAGTTATAATAGTTTGTGCCCTAGCGGCATAAATAACTGTTTGAGCAACAATAAGATAATCCGTGGCATAAATAGAATTACCTAAAGATGTTTGTGTATAAAGAACTCTAAGCAAGCCAGTTATTGAAACTATATTTACACTAAATAGACTTTGTGGCCAAATCTTATTAGTGCTTATAAATACTGATGGAAAGTTCAATTCAAGTGCATTTATCCAAGTCTGAAGCAAACTATTATATAACAAACAATCAGTTTTGGATAAATCAAATCCTGATGTAGCTCCCATCGTGATGGCATTATTTGAAAAAGTTATCTGATCAACTTGAGTAACGCCTTGAAAAAAAGTTAATGTTTGTGTTTTGTTTGGAATATCCAAAAGAATTGTAGAAGTTAAAGCCTTGATATCTCCTTATATATATTTAATATTCCTATAATAAAAATATATAAACAATAGATATCTAATTAATATGGTAAAACATTCTGCACTGCTCCAATAATCTCACCATTAAGTTCTGCAAAGGGAACACTTTGTGAATATTGCGAGGTTAATGGATATGCCACAGGAAAAGAAAAAATATCATACATTGTAGTATCTATCGCTATTGTAAACTGAGTAGGACTAACGACTGTTATTGGCGCAAATTGCTGATTTATTTGACCCATTCCATATCCAGGTGCAATATCTATTCTAATTATTAAACCATCTATGTATTGGTGATTTCCCGGATTAACACCATCGAGTGTGGTGGTAACCAATGCCGGGTTGGCATTGGTTATACTTAGTATTCCACACATTTTTGGTTGATAAGTAGGAAATGGTTGGGCTACGATCATACTGATCTTCCTGGATAATATACAGCTGTATTAACTCTTTCACCGGAAATATCTCTTATATCATCATAATCGCTAAATTCCATACTTTGGAAACTCATTCTAGGTATTTTCTTAGTAACCTGTTGAAGATCCTGGCCTTCAGTTCTTCTATAAGAATATTCAGGATACCAGCAATTATCTGTTAAATGTTTAGCTACTCCTAATGGAATAGTATGAACTTCTCCATCTGTCATCTTGTACCATTCCATTGGATCGGCAGCATATTTCTTAAATGGAAATTGGATCATGCCGCCTGGGCATTCATGAAAATGATATTTTCCTCTAACAAGAGTACGATCCTTTACTCTCATTTTCTCTATTTCTTCAGGGGTAAGTTTTTTACCTGTTGATTGCTTAGGGGTCAAATTTTTTGGTGATGACATATTTATTCCTTTAATTAAAAGGGAGAGGGGGTCATTACATTCCTCTCCCATAAGTCCATTAATTACTTAGAGTCCGCCAAGTGATGATTTACCAGCTACCCAGTAAACTGTATCACCTGTAGCAACGTTACCAGCAGACCAAGATATAGCACCAGAAGGTCCTAATATCGGTGTGGTTAGAGCATTTCCATTTCCACCATTGCCTAGCAACATTCCAAGAAACCCAGTGTTAACTGTAGAATCTGAAAGGACGCCAACGTTAGTGTTGTAGATTTGCTGACCTTGATATATCGGTGTTTGAGCTTGAATCGACATTAAAGCCGAAGCAGAATCTTCACCAACCGGATTAACTTCAGGGAATGAACTTGGCTGTTGTGCAATTGTTGGCCAAGTAAATGTTGTAAATGCAGTTGTATCGATATTAATTGTGAAATTATAATCATCAACGACTGTTACAACAGTTGCAGTTAAATAATTGTTAAACACAGTAGAATTCAATTGAACCATTCCTGATACGGCTGGAATTTCGAATCTTACTGCTTGACCTGCTACATATCTATGAGCAACAGATGTAGACACTTGAGCATTAACTGCCTTTGTAATATTAACTACATATCTGCGCTTTGGATAAAATAGTCCGTCAGTATTAACTAATCTATAGAATCCTGCACCACCAATTGCTCCTGGAGCATTAGCTAGAGGATTAGATGCTGTCAATAATGTAAAGCTGGTATTTGCAGTAACTGCACCAACTACAAAATCAACACCATTAACATCTGTTTGAGCTGTATTGCTTAAACGAACAACTGAACCAACTATAACGCCTGCTGTGTTTCCTGTGGAAACAACTGGTCTTGTTACGTTAGTAGAAGCTGTTGTTGCAACTGCATTGCCTAATAGAGGCAATGAGCCTGCACTTTGTCCAGATGGATCATAAAGTGTGAAACCACCTGAAACTAATGTGTCACCATCAAGCACTTGAGATGCTGCACCATAGTATTTAACTATACCTGTTCCTGGAGCCATGCCACGTTGCCAGTAGAATTCTACACCTACTGAAGCGTTAGCTGTTCCATTGAAATAAGCACCGGTTGTTCCAACTGTGCCATATCTTGTATAGTTCCATACTGATAGCCAATCAACATTGCTTGGTATTACTATAAGTTGGGCATTTGCCTGACCAATAGAAGCATTACCTGCATTTGGATTTGATAATCCAGTTGAGTTAGCTATAAATGAACCTTGACATAATATTGTACCATCCATGGGCTATCTCCTTATGAGTGTGTGCATCTTGAGTTAAGTACCCATAGATCATTTGTGATTCTAGGTACAAAAGCTGCTTTCCAACCAACAGACGCATTAAGAGCCAATGGACCATCATAGATAGGTGGTCGATAGATGAAGGAAGCGGAGTATCCGTCTTGCTGTATTATGGCATAAGCTTCCATTCCGACTACCATGTTGTTATACACGGTATTGCCTAAAGATGATGCATTAGGGCTAATTGAACCTATGCTAGATACCAAGATTCTGAGGTTGCTAATTGCACCCCATTCTGATGGCAGAGCATTGGTAGGTGCTGCATATTGTGCTTTAGCTACAAAACCTGCTACGGCTTCAAAGTCACCGATAAGGCCTGTAGATGCTAGCATAAAGTACGCATCACGAATTGGTGATGTTGCATATTTATCTTCACCTTCAATGTTGTCCATAATTGTTTGTGCATTGTTATTTTTCAATGTCGCAATCAATAGATCAACATCAGAACGTGTCAATTCAGTAGGAACGTCACCATTTACGCCACCTGTACAGTTAATGAAAGCAGCTGTAGCCGCTAACATATCACGTGTAAGTTGATCTTCTGTTTGACGAAGACATACGCCTAAACGTGCTGCTGCTTCGTTCAATACTGGATCTTGGTTTTGTAATGTAACTTGTTCATTTAACTGAATATATGTTCCATAAAAGGAGATCTTAGCATCAATGTCCAACGCTGTTAGATTTTGAGCTGGAGGTGTGATACCAGAATTTCCAAGTGGAACCATTGCTGTGTTTAATGGATTATATCTTCTCATTCTTAGTGTTGTACCACCGTTTCTAGGCATCTGCTTCTTCATAGCAGGTATGCGGTAGATAAAATCAGGTACTGGAACACTTAAGAGTTTGTAGCTAAAACTAGCTTGAATAGGTGCTGGCAAAGTACTTGTCGTAGTTATCGCCATATCTATTCTCCTTAAGATAAGAAAAATGATTTATAACGATAAGATGACGAATCTTAAAACAGATTTTACGTCCTTTTTTGAAGTAGACGAGCTTTCATTACGTCTAAATTTAGAAGTTAGCGATGCTTCATATTACGCTACAAATAGATATACTAATATTTATTTTCAAAAGCAATAGTACTAAGGAGTATCTTATGATTTCAGATTACAAAGACAAAGAAATAATATACGAACGTTTAATTAATAAAGTAATAGAAGATGAAGAAGCTATTACAGAAAAAGATAAGTTAAAAATGAATGTATTAAAAGACTGGCTTATTATAAGAAACTTATGTGGAATGCATGATTATCTAAGTGATATGAAAGATTATACTGAATTGATTAATGATAAACTTATAGATATGAATTCTAACTTTAAAAACCTTTCAGAATCATTACCTGATGTATTGGATGATATCCGAATTGCTATCAAAAGCTTAAAGAAATCTAAAGAAGATTAAAAATTGTGCCCGTAGATTAAGAAAAATTATAAAAAATGTACCTAAATAAAAAACGGAGAGCTCAAAATCAACATATTAAATCATAAAAAAATATACTTTAATCCACGGGCACAGTCGAGCGTACTAAAAGCGACGGAAGAGATCAATAATTTCTTCTAGCTGCCTGCATCTCTTTATAGAGTTGATCTTTTAACTCTGGAGTCAATCCATTAGCAAAAGCATTGGCCTGAGATAAGGCAGATTCTCCTTGCTGAGGATTTATACTAACCATTGGTTTTGGCTTTACTGCATTAGTCTGTATTCGTTTTATATCAGATTCATAATTTGCTTCAGGTTTCAATCCCAAGTTCTTAATAATGTTATAAGCTGTAACTCCAGCTGCATAAATGTCTTGAGTTGAATTTAAAGTTTGAGCTATTTCAGGTTGAAGAACCTGTAACATTTCAATGGTCTCTTGGTTTACTACCTGTTCAAAGTCATTAAACTTTGCCTTTAAGCGCAGTTTTGAATTTTCATTATAAGATTGCTGTTGTTGCCTTAATAATTGTTGTTTTAATTGTTGTAATTCATCATCAAGTTCATTAACATGACTTCCATCTACGAGTTCCTCAGGTCTTAATCTATTACGTGACTTGGTAACCTGTTTTTCTTCTTGTGGTTTATTTAGTGCATTATTCATCTGTGCTAATCTTAGTATATCATCACGTTCTCTTTCAGCCTTTTCCTTGGCTAACCTAAGGGCTTTTATCCTCATATTAACTTTGTAGCCACTTTCCTCAGACTCAG